AGCGATACAACCACGTATAATGTTACCAAGACAGACAAATATTCAGCCAAGTGTGGCGAGTGGTCTTATGACTGAAAAATATGGTCCAACGACATTGAAACCAGCCCATTTGAAACCTTTTACCGACTCTAATGGTATTAAAGTGCAACCATTATCTGTAGCACTTAGTAAATATGAGACTCATCCAAAATTTATTCCGGAGGATAGTTTCAAGAAGATTAAATACCATATCGTTGATAGTTATAATAGTGCTCGCACTTATCCTATAAAAAATCGACGAGTCTTAACAGATATGGAAGCGGTTAATGGATTTGGTAGCATGAAACAGATTGATATGTCAACGAGTTCAGGTTACCCCTATTGTAAACGGAGCAACAACGGTAAGAATCATTGGTTCTATCGTGAGTTGCAACCGAATGGTAGTAGTTTATTCACAATGAAGCAATATTTGTCTGATCAAGTTGAGGATCGTATTCTCAAAGCTTCGAAGGGTATTATTAAGGAGACATATTTTGTTGACACATTAAAGGATGAGACACGCCCTATCGAGAAAGTCGAACAAGGGAAAACACGTGTCTTTCAGATTGGACCGCTTGATTTAACGGTTACCATGCGAAAATACTTTGGCTCCTTTATTGACTTCATTCATAGTTCGTTTTTGACTAACGAGATGGCGATTGGAGTTAACCCGAACTCGGTCGAATGGGGTATTAAGCGAAAACGCCTAACACGATTTGGAAATAAAGGTTGGGATGGCGATTTTGCTAACTATGATGCCAGTATTTGGTGTCAGATTGTTGATATGTGCGCTGAGATTATTAATGGATGGTATGAAGCAGACGAAACTGATAGTCTGATTCGTCATGTTCTAATGCGTACATTAGTTTTCTCGTACCATATTTTAGATGATATCGTTTTTCTACTTTTCGGTGGTAATCCATCTGGCAATGTATTAACGACAATTCTTAATGGTATGGTGTTTCAAATCTTGATACGTTTATTTTATATAGAGAACATTGATAAAAATCTCACCAATTATGATAAGAATTTAGCTGTTTGGAATTATGGTGATGATAATATGGTTCTCTTTCGTCATGGTTTGAAATATACAATGGAAGACGCACGAAAATTTTTTGCGCGTTATGGTATGACTTATACGCCTGCAGATAAGAGTGCTATCGAAGATGTTATGATTGATTTCGATGATATGACATTCTTGAAGCGTAAATGGGTCATGGTTGAAGGTGAGATTATGGCACCCATCGAGAGACAGGTTATTTTGGAAATCCCGCGGTGGAGTGAAGGAGATATCACAAATATGGATAATCA